TTGATTCACGGAATCAGAGATGCAACAGGGTTCGGTTCTAACAAAGACGAAATGTTGGTAGGTTTGGAGATATTCAACAACCAAGTTATCAAACCATATCAAAGAATCATTGAAAGAGTTTTCACTCCAATTTTAGGAGAGATAAACATCGAAATGAACTCACCATTCGACGAAGAAGTTTTAGTTGTTGAACCAACGGTGCAAACTGCTGAATTAAAAAAAAAAGTTGTAACTGCTGAGAATGACTTTTCAGACGAACAAGGCAAAGAGTGGATTGATGTACTAAAAGAAAAAGCGGAATACATCGATTTAGACGAATGGCAGTTGGTAAGTGAAGAAGATGTTACCGATCCAGACAACGAAATGAACTACACAAGCGAGTTCTTTGCAAAGCGTAACAAGATGCCGACAATGAGCGACGCTCAAGGTGAGAAAGAATCTAAGTGGGGAGATAAAGGACTTTATAAATTACGCTATGCCTATTCACAAAACATAAGCGAAAATAGTCGTGAGTTCTGCAAAGAAATGGTTCAAATGTCGCAGTTAGGCGCAATCTTTCGTTATGAAGATATTGAAGCAATGAGCAAGGAAGGAGTGAATGGAAGTTTTGCACCGCAAGGGCAAAATACTTATAGTTTGTTCCGCTATGTCGGGGGGTGCTTCTGCCATCATTTTTGGAAAAGATTAATTTATATCCGCAAACGCGATTCAAAAGGACGCATACTTCCAAACGATGGATTGAACAACGATAAGCGTGTTGGTAATAACCCTTACGTTCCACAAAAAGGCATCGAAGGAACAGCACCTATCAACAGACCAGACAGAGGTTCTTTAAAATACCCTTAATAAAAACACACAATGGCACTACAACCCGAAGTTCTTTTAATAGACGAAAACTATATCAAAAAATACACTTGGATTAACGGTTCAGTTGATCCGTTGTTGATGTACCCTGCAATTTATTTGTCGCAAGACAAGTACGCACAATTGTATTTAGGAACTGACCTTTACAATAAGATTAAAGAAGACGTTGTAAACGACGATATTACGGGCGCATACGAAACCCTTCTTGACAATTACTTGCGTCGAATGGTTATGTGGTGGACTATGTACGAAGTCTTGCCTCATTTGTACGTTAAAACGGACAACGGAAGTCTTGTAATTCGCACAAGCGAAGACACAACACCAATCAGCCAAACCGACTTGCAAAACTACCGCGACCAAGCGCGTTCACAAGCTATGTTTTACACGCAAAGAATGGTCGACTATTTGTGTTTCAATCAATCAGACTTTCCAGAATACACAACGAACACAACACAGCAAATTTGGTCACAAACAAATGTGTATCCTTCCAATGCTTTTGAGATTAGCGACGGACGCGATAGACTACCATACGAATACAGACGACGTGGTTTAGGTTGGTTGAGATAAACTAAAACAAAAACGAATGGCTACAAGGGGACGCAAGAAGAATTTGACAATGCACAAGATTTACGAAGAAAAGTTTCGTAAGTATTTAGCAAAGAAAGAAAAACAAATAAAGAAATTGAAGAATGAAAGTTAACGCTGACGGATACGCGCTATTGAAGAAGTTCGAAGGCTGTCGTTTGAAGGCTTATTTGTGTCCTGCAAACGTGTGGACGATAGGTTACGGAAACACCTTCTACGAAGACGGAACGAAGGTCAAAGAAGGCGACGTTATAACACAAGCAAGAGCGGAGCAATTAGCGAAAAATGTCGTTGACAAATTCGCGGTATCCGTTCGTGCATTGATAACGCAAACGCTTAACGAGAACCAATTCAGCGCGTGTGTTTCGTTAGCGTACAACATCGGAACAGGTGGCTTCAAGAAGTCGTCTGTATTGAAAAAGGTAAACGCGAACCCTAACGACGCAACGATAGCAGATTCTTTTCGTTTATGGAACAAAGGAGGAGGAGTAATTCTCAAAGGTTTGGTTCGTCGTCGTGAAGCTGAAATTGAATTGTACTTTAAGTCATGAACACAGAAACTGAAATAGCTTTGATACACGAACAACTCCAAGAAATGGACAAGAAGATTGACCGTATTTACAACGTGTTAATCGGTGACGACGAAATGAAAATTGAAGGTCTTGTGAGTAAGGTGCAGAAGCACGACAAGTACATTCAGAATCAAAGGTTGCAGGTTGCTCGTTTGGGTGGTATTGCAACGGCTGCTGGTGTGGTTGGTGGGTTAATCGTTCAATTCGTATTGAAGTTTTTATGAAAGAAAATTTGAAGTCGTGGTTGAAGGAATTACTCACAAGTTCAACTAAGGTTTCAAGTAAGCGTTTTATTTCTATCTTCGTAGTAATTAACTTAATTGCTTTTGCTTACATTGCTACATTCACTATCTACAATTGTCCTATCGAAATGTTCGACACGTTGGCAATTCTCGCAGGTAGTTTGTTCGGTGGTACGGTAATCGAAAAGTTCACTAAACAAAAATCAAATGGCACGACCACAGACCGAAGCGAGGAAAATAACAGCGGAGATTTGCAGTAAATTTCCCGATGCTCCTTCGCATTCATTAGCAGAAAAACTATTTACTGAATATCCAGAAGCGTTTGATTCAGCCGAACACGCGCGAAACTACGTTCGAACGGTTCGTGGTAAAATTGGAAAAAGAAGTAGAACATCTAACTCACAAAAAGAATTGATTGACACTAAACAAAGACCTTCCAATCCGTACGCACTACCTAAGTCATACGCAAAAAAGCGTCGACACATTGAATTGAAAGGAAAAAAGTTTTTAATGCTTTACGATATTCATATTCCTTACCAAGACAACGAGGCTTTGAGTCTTGCAATTAATGAAGGTATTCGTCAAGGGTGCGACGCGGTTGTTTTGGGTGGTGACGCTTTAGACTGTCACGAACTTTCTGACTTTGTTAAAGATCCACGTAAAAGAAAATTCAAAGAAGAATTGTACGCAATGCGTCAGTTTGTAGATACCTTACGAAAGCAATTTCCAAAGGCTCACATTTACTACAAAGAAGGAAACCACGAAGAACGTTACTGGCGTTTTATGCGTGTGAAAGCTCCGCAATTAGTGGACATTGACGCGTTCGATTTTGCGTCGCTTTGTCATTTAGATAAACACAACATAACTTGGGTTGATGGAAAAAGCAAACTAAACATCGGTAAGTTGTCTATCTTTCACGGTCACGAGTTCGGAAAACAATTTATGCCTTCGGTAAACGTTGCTCGTGGTTTGTATATGAAGACCAAAGTTTCTTCGATGTGCGGACATCACCACCAAACAGCTGAACACAATGAGCGCGACGCTAACGGAAAATTTATAACCTGTTGGGGTGTCGCTTGTTTGAGTGAACTTTCGCCCGATTACAACCCCTATTCCCGTTATAACCACGGATTTGCAATAGTCGACAAAGGCGCGAATGGTTCATTCAGCGTTCACAATTACCGCATACACGAAGGAAGAATCTTATGAGAAAGAATATACTCGCAGCATTACTGTTATTTATTGGAACGTCGTTTCTTTGGTTGGTGCTTTGTTGGAATTGGTGGGGTTGTACGGATAAAAAGAACGTACAAGAAAACGTACAAAAGCAAGATAGCATTATAAACTACAACGCTGGCGAATACGACCGCTTACTTGCTGAACAAATAGAACTTTATAAAGAACTTAGAACTTATGAAGACGCTCAATCTAAAGCCAAAACCACCTATCAAAGAACTCGTGATATTGTTCTTGTTCGAGATACTATTACTCGCGTTGATGTTCTCCGTTTGGTGAACTCCTGTGACAGCGTTATTGCTTCCGATTCGCTTGTTATTGACAACCTTAAAGAACAATTGAACATTGAGGAACAAAAGATAAACAACTTACAAGAAGTCGTTGGTGCTTATGAACAGAAGGAAGACATATTGAGCGAAGAAATAAACACTCTAACTGCTGAAAAGAAAAAGTTGGACAAACAAAAAAAGCGCAGAAACCACGCTTTAATTGTTACAAGTACAGTAGCTGCAATTTCTACTTTTGTTCTGAGTGTTTTACTTTAGATTCAGGAACGTAGAACTTCAAAGAGAACTCAATCGCTTCACTTAAAAATGTGTTGCGACTATTCTCACCTCGTTTCTCATCTATCTCGTTCCACAGATCCTTGTGTAAGTAGACACATATTCCTTTTTTAGTTTTGCTTTCTGGCATATTCCTTAAAGTTTTGAATGTAAAATTCGTCTAATAAATCAACCGTCCTTTCTGCTCCGTCGTACTTCGATTTTGCGTGTAACATTTCGTTA